AGTTGCTTTAGCTGGTGGTAAATATACAACTTCAAATTTAAGGGAAATTAGGGATTTGATTGCCCAATGGTTTGCCAGTGTTAATTTAGCATTACCTGAAGCTTTTGCCGTTTCTGCTACGGCGCTGGCTGTTTATGAGGCCAATTACGTAGCTAAGCTCTATGGAGCAAAAATTAATAAGCCTGATGGGGAAAAACTATTCTTATCCGCTAAAAAAGTTCCGTTGGCAGGTGGCGCTCTTGTCGATGATCTGCTTTCAAGAATTGCTGAAAGTGCCCGTCAAAAGGTTGAGTATGCAATTCGAGATGGTATTAATTCAGGCAAAACTAACCAAGAAATTGTTCAGCGTATTCGTGGTACCAAACGGCTTAACTATGAAGATGGGATCTTAAATGGTACCAAAACTGATATTGAGCGAACGGTAAGAACTGTGCGAAGTCATGTAGCTAATCAAGCCTATCTAAATAGCTTCAACCAAATTGGCTTTGAATATGTCCGATTTGTTAGCGTTTTAGATGGACGAACTTCTAAGCTTTGCGCTTCATTAGATGGTTCAGTGTGGGAAATAAATGATCCGGCAAAACGTGTACCGCCGTTACATCCTAACTGTCGCAGTATCTTGGTTCCGGTCGAGAAGGACGGTCAACTTGTTGGCGAACGGCCATTTGTAATGGACGAACGTAGAGTTAAAGACATCCCCAAAGAAGAGCGAAGCCAGTTAATAGGACAGTTAGATGCAAACACCACATTCAAAGAGTTCTTTAAGAAAACAGATGATTTCTTTCAAAGGGAGTGGCTAGGGCCAAAGCGCTTTAAGCTCTATAAAGATGGGAAATTTGATTTTGAAAAGTTCTTTGATCCTGAAGGCCGTTTCTATAGCTTAGATGATTTGAGAAAGTTGGATGAAAAAGCTTTTAAAAAGTTGGGTCTGTAATTTTTCTTATGTTATATTTTTTAAAACATCAGAATTTATACAATATGAAAACAATAGCTTTTGTATGTCTAACCCTAATTTCCATCACTTGTTTAGCTGAACCAAGTCAAAAATATCTTAAAGAATATGATCGATTGTCTGAAGCTTTGGAGTCAGCAATGGCAAATGCATATTCTTTTGATCCTACAACTGGTCAAGTAAAACAGGCTACTCAAGATTTAGAAGCTAAAAATAATTTATGTAGAGCTGCCCAGGCGAAACTAAACCTCACCACGTTTTTAAAAGACAATTTAGAGGAATCTAAAGAGCTTTATAAATCTATTGATGGTGCAGAGACTCTAGATAAAAATTATCTTAGTGGACAACAGCAGGAACAACAAAATCTCGTTTCAAATTTGAAAAAAGACCTTGTTGGAACTGGATTTAACTGTGAGTAATTATCGCCGATGACAGGCAATCCTAAATTCACTTTAGACACAATTTTCACCTATAAAAGCGCCCAAACAGCGCTTTTGTCATTTATGGAGTTTGGCTTATGAGTGAATCAAAAGTTAGACATTTGGTACTTAAAAGAGTTTCAGATAAATCTTCTCATCTTGCTCTTTGTGACGAGGAAACAGGTATTCCATTAGCTGGATTAACCGCTGTAAAAATGAATTGTAGTGTTTTTGAGGGTCCAGCGACTATCACGGCAACATTTGATGTAGGTGGTCCTCAAGGTATCCGCTTAGTTGGTGATGAACCTAGATCAGAGGTTTGGAATAAAAAGTAAACGTAGCTAAAGGTGGTAAAAATGTCTGAAATATCAGTTGCTGAATATGTAAAGAGAAAAGAAGAGTTAGAAAGAACACTAACAGGCCATATTGCTGAATTGATCAGTAAATTTGAAAAAGATACAGGCGTAAATGTACAAGATGTTTATGCGAATTTTTCTAGCGCCACTTGTTTGGGTGGTTCTGAAAAACACTTTCTAACTGGTGTGACAGTTAAAACCTCAATTTCTAATTAATCCAATTTATTAATTCAATAGCACCTTCGGGTGCTTTTTTTGTGAGTATTAAAATGAGCAAGAAACTATTAACAGCATCTATGGTTGCATACATTGGTACTAAGTCAGTTTTAGCAACGCCCATGACGCGTGGTGAATACAATGAATACCAAGGGTGGCAAATCCCTGAAAATGAAGACCCAAGTGATCCTGGTTATTTAATCGAATACAAAGATGGTGGCAAGGCTAATCATCCAGATCATGAAGGTTATATTACTTGGTCGCCAAAAGATGTTTTTGAGCATTCATATCAACTAGATGGTTTTCAAAATTGTGTAATGGGCCGTGAAATTCATAAAGATGATAATGGAGTAACAGTTACCCATAACGAAACTGTTAAAACCCGTGATGGTGAACAGTCTCTTGAAACCGGTCATTTCTATGACATCGTAACTGGAGATTCACTTACTCCAATTCAATTTCAACTTGGTCCAGTTAAGGAAGTTGGAGTAAATGGCATCACGAATGAAGCATTACTTGCGATAGTTTTACATCGTTTACGTGTTCTGAATGAAAAGTTTCCTTGCCGCGAAAATTCACTTGCTATTACCAATATTGAGCAAGGTCAAATGTGGCTAGAGCAACGTACCCGAAATCGTCAGAAGCGTGGTGTTGAAGGTTTTAACATCGCTTAACTTTATTAATCGAAATACAGCGTCCTAATGGGCGCTTTTTTAATGCCTGAAGCTAAGCAGAGGGTTCAACAATTAAACCCGCTAAGCGGTATCTCTAGGAGATTTTTAAATGCCAGACGAAATCAAAGTTGATTTGGAAAATCCTGAAATTAAAGCAGCTATTCAAGACGCCGTTGATGAAGCTGTTAAAGGTCTTAAAGATAAGAACGCTGAACTTATCAAAGATAAAAAAGAGTTGAAAGATGAACTAGGTTCATTGAAATCAAAGGTTGAGGGTTTAGATCTGGATGCAATCAAGGTCCTGCTTGATAAATCAAATCAGGATGAAGAATCCAAACTTATTGCAGAAGGCAAGATTGAAGAAGTTATTCAGAAACGCACTGAGAAGATGCGTGAAGAGCATGACAAGGTTCTTAAGGCAGAGAAAGAACGGGCAGATAAAGCTGAAGCTTATGCCGAGAAATTCAAGAAATCAGTAGTGCAAAGCCAATTTGTTCAGGCTGCTATTGAACTTGAAGCACTGCCAGAAGCGACCCCTGATATCGCCTTTTTAGCTCAGACAAAGTTTGCATTAGATGAAAACGGCAAAGCTGTGGCAGTTGATGAAAACGGGGATGTGGTCATTGGTAAAGATGGTCAGACACCGATGACACCAAAAGAATGGGTTGAATCTCTACGCGAGCAAAAACCGTATTACTGGCCTAAGCCTAATGGCATGGGCGCACCAGGGAGCAACAATTCAAAAGGTCAGCCAGACATTCTCAAAGCAGATGGCTCGGTAAATATGACCAAATTGGCGCAATTACGAAATGAAAATCCGCAACTAGCTAAAGAGCTAGCGGCAAAACACGGTATTAAACTTTAAGGAGTAAAGCCTAATGGCTGAGACAAAAATTGCTGATGTAATCGTACCCGAGTTATTTACTCCGTACGTATTAAATAAAACTGCTGAAAAGTCTGCATTATGGCAGTCTGGCATTGTTGGGGATTTAGATGTAGATGTAGCTTTCGGGACAGAGGGTGGTACAACTGTAAATATCCCATTCTGGAATGATTTAAGCGGTGAGTCAGAAGTACTTTCAGATTCAAAACCTTTATCTGTAAATAACATCACTTCAGGCAAGGACATTGCGATTCTTCATGCACGTGGTAAAGCATGGGGCGCTAATGATTTGGCTAAAGCATTATCTGGTGACGATCCACTTGGTGCGGTTGGTGATCTGGTGGCAGATTACTGGTCGCGTGAGTTTCAAGGTTTTACCGTAAACACCCTTAAAGGTGTATTCGGGGCGGCCAGCATGACAGGAAATACTCACGATATTTCTGCTGGAACTGGAGCTGCCGCTGTAATTGATGGTGTATCTTTTGTTGATGCTTCTTATAAGTTGGGTGATGCCGTAGATAAATTAACGGCTATTGCAATGCACTCGGCAACCATGGCGGCTTTAGCTAAGCAAGGCTTAATCGAAACTGTTCGAGATGCTGATGGTGTGGTTCTATACAAAACCTTTATGGACCGTCGTGTGATCGTTGATGATGGCATGCCGGTTGAAGGTGATGTCTTTACCTCATTCTTGTTTGGCCAAGGTGCGATTGGATTCCAAGATATTGGGGCACCGGTTGGTGTAGAAACAGACCGTGATAGTTTAGCCGGAACAGACATTCTTATTAACCGCCGTCACTTTGTATTGCACCCTCGTGGCATTAAATGGGCTGGTGATACAGGTATTGCTCCTAATAACGCTGGTCTAGCAACAGCTGCAAACTGGGAACGTGTTTACGATCCTAAGCAGATCCGAATTGTGGCATTCAAGCACAAGATCAAATAACAAAAAGGCGGATAACACCGCCTTATTTTTTTGGAGATCCACAAATGGGACTTTCATCATTTAACCGTGCACGGGAAAGACAACAAATGACAGAAACAAAAATTGCTGAACTCGAAGAACAACTGGCAACAGTAAAGGGCGAATTTATTGCCTTTCAAAATGATACCGAAGCAATGAAAGCACGTATTGCTGAACTTGAATCAGGTGAAGGTGGTCAAACACCTGAAAATGACCAAAAACCAAGTGATACTCAACCACAACCAATTAACTATGCTGGTCTAAAAGTAGATGAGCTTCG